TCTCAGAGATTGAATCACTCGAATTTGATAACGCCGACATCATTAACAATCTGACGGTACCGCGAATTAATACTCTGGGGGTGACGATTGAAAATTCCTGAGATTAATCTGCGTTACTGGATGGGCAGAGGCGAGCTGGCTAAGTTCGCCCGAGCCATGCGCAATTATTGGGAACATGTGAGGTCGGCATTCGAAATGCCACTGCAACAGCATGATCCGTTAACCGCCCCAATGGCTCTGGTGAATATTCTTGCCTGGCAACGTGAGATAGAACGCTTAGGGCAAGAGCCAGAAGCGCTATTTCGAATCCGTGTTGCTCATGCTTATGGCTTCGCACGTGACGCAGGCACGATAGCTGGCTGGGAAGATATGTTCGCCAAGTTGGGTTATCCGCACATTGGGCAAGACGAGCGTTTAGCCAATGTGGATTGGGATGTGATCAGTCTAAAAATCCGCGACGGCGATTTAACCAACGTTCCCAAGCTGCTAGATACAGTAATCAGACAATACGGCAGAACCTGTCGCCGCTATCAATACACCAGTTATGTCGAAATGCCGTTGGCAGCGCGAAGCAAGAACGTCGAAGCGCAGTACACCACGTCTCACGTTAAGACTCGGCTCAATGTTTGCATGCTGGCAAGTGTGCTGAACGTCGACTGCGAATATTACCAAGCCACAGTGAAGGGTTAAGGAATTACTAAACATGGCAAATACCACTGACAAGTCAATTTTAACCGCCGCAGGTAAAGCACTGTTGGCACAGCTCAACGCAGAAGAAAAACCACTTATCATCGACAAGATGATATTCGCCAACGTACCAAACCGCCCAGAGTTTCCACAGCCAGATGATGTGGTACCGACGGATGACATTGTTCACCAAGAGCAGGTTGAGCAGCGCGGCCGTCTTTCTCCAGACTCGGTGATTTACAGCACCACCTTGACCAGCAATGTTGGCCCGTTCGAGTTCAACTGGACGGGTGCATACTGCTCTGAATATGGCGTACTCGTCACGATTGACCATCACGCACTCACGCCTAAAACGGCCGATGAGCCGGGTGTGGCAGGTAATACCTTGGTGCGTTCGGTCGTCCTTGAATATAAAGACATCGCCGAAATCACCAACATCACGGTGGATGCATCCAGCTGGCAATACAACGCCACTGATCGAATGAAGAAGATGGACAGCGATGTGGCGCAATCCATCATCGACCAGAACGGCAAAGACTGGTTTATCGCAGACGGTTTCTTGGTGACGCCATCAGGCAGTGCATACAACATCAAAGCGGGTGCCGGTTATGTATCAGGTAACCGATTGAGCATGGAATTTGACCGAAGCGTTCAGGTACCCAATAAACCATCGTTCATCTATATCGATGCGCACCGCGAAGGCACACCAACAGGTGAGCAGGTGACTCTGTTTGATTTCGTTATCACGGCCGAAGAGAAAGACGATTACATCGACTAATCTACTGGTAAAGACATCCCACATTTTGTGTGCAAAATTGCAGAGGTTCTGGCCGATGGGTCTGTGAGTGATTTGAGACTGGAAAATAAAAATATCGAATGGAGCAAAAAAGAGTTTATTCGAGCGAAAGGTGGGGATGTTGGCGATATTTTAGCTAAGAAAACGATCGCTGATAACGATGTTAAATGGATAAAGCTGTCAGATTACGTGATGATAAATCATCCATCAGTGACATTGGGAGAGCAAAGCAAAAAGATTCTGTTACATCAAGGTGATGGTTCTTATCAGGTTATAACCAAGAAGGCTCGAAATGTTTCAGGGTATGTAATGATGACTTATCAGAAAACGAGTGCTGCACCTGACGCGAGTAATGAGTTTGGTAATTCACATCACAGGCCGACGTTCGTATACGAGATATCACATGCAATTGTCGGAAGACTTAAAACAGATGCAGCGGTAGCGGAACTTATTGACCTAACGACCCAGTTCAACAGTGACGTATTAGGATTGCCGAATCTTGGTACTGTTGATTACTCAAAATACCAAGACGATGAAGCAACGAGATTTAATGGATTAAAGCCATGGAATATTTTCCGCGATGGGGACTATGTTCAATATCTTCTTAGTGGGGAATACTCGTTGTTATTTGCTCGCTCACCTGGTTCATCAGGACAAGTCGTTATCGAAGAAGAGTTACCTGATGGCTCGTTCAACAAGGTCGATGAGCTCAGCTTGAAATATAATCACAATAACAGTGGTAAAGATGCGGCCTTTGTTTATAAGGGGCAAACGTCGAAAAACAAACTCTCAAAAATACGGGTTAGAAACCTAGAGCCGGCAACACACTGCTATCTATATGGTGCGAACATAATGCACTTAAATGAAATGGGTAAAGTGTTGCCGACTCATGATACCGCAGCGTATATCAGAAATACTGGCTTTACTTACATCGAGGCCGCTGGGGCAAATGACTTCGCGTTCAAACGCAAAGATGCTAAGTGGTTTGGTTCATATCATGGTGGGCATCATAACGAGACAGTGAAACGACACCTCTCCAATGGCGTTTTTGAGCAACATACAGGTGGTTACTTTGAAATAACAGAACGTTTGATGTTTTCTTCAGTATCGGAGCTACATTCGAAAGACGTTAAAGAATACGATGTTTCCGCAGAAACTCAGTTTTTTGATGGGGGCTACATTAATCTAGTGTCGATTAATTTAGCAGAAGGAAAGGTGGGGGTGCTTTGTACAGACGTTTATACATCAATGACCTGTACGGATACTGTGTTTACACACTTAGAGTTCCCAAGATATTTGGATGTCTCGTTATCACCAAGTAGCAAGGTGTTGTTGGGAAACAACAACATGGTGACGCAGTTAAATCCAGACAATAACACCAAAGTGACGAGCCAGATGACTTTATTCACTACCACCCACAACCAATATGGCGGGTTAAGGATCGATAAAGCGGGAGCGTATAACAAAGTTTACTATGGTCCAATTTTATCCGATCAGTCTGAAAATTTTCCGCCAGTAGTTTTATCGGATTTGTCCTTTGTCGCTACGAAAGAATTTTATTAGTCATGCTTACTCTAAACGGCATTCAAATCGCACTCAAGAACCTGCGCATTAGCGTTCGCCAACAGCTCGCCGGACAAGATATGTCCGGCCAGTCCTCATCGACTGACCAAGCTGAAACGGGCAACAAAGGCAAAGTGTTGTCCGTAAGCGGCGTGATCCCATTCAATAAGAGTGAAATCCTAAGTAACCTTTTCACCATGGCAGGCGGGCAAGATGACAGTGCCCGCCAGATTTATCGCATCAGCAACAATACTGCCGCTGCGCTCAAGATTCGCCAGGTGAAGTTCCAAGGCACTATTCGAGCCGATGAGCATCAGAGCAACCGACAATGGAACGTGGCCTTCGAGTTAGTCGAGCACTTGTCCGTTCCTGAGCGTGTTGAACAGCGACAGGAAGATAAGCCAGCAACTCAACAGCAGGTGCAAGGGGTAACCACTCCGGTTGAGGTGGGGCAAAGTGAAGACGTTCCGCCGGATACCAGCGTCGAGCTTACGGGCATCATGAAGTTTCTCAAATCACTAGACGAAATATTGTCATAGGGGGAGATAATGGAGCCAAACCACAAATTCGTGTGTCGAGCCTATCTTGGTAGTCAAAAGGTTAAAGCAAAGAATCATCGCATTCTTTTTGATGTGAACACGCCAGGTCGCTGCTCGATTTCCGTAGAAGGTACTCCGAAGGTTAATACCATTATTGCGGTGGACATCGGGTGGGGTGACAGCATGTCGCGGGTATTCCTTGGTTATATCGAACGGGTTCAAGCATCAGAAAAAGGGTGGTCAGAACTGTTTTGTCGCGAGTTGGCAGCATTGTTGTTTAAGCCGCTTGATATCACGCTTCGACATCCAACATTAATGCAACTACTTAGCGATGTGACCAACAAAACCGGACTGCAGTTCGTAGTACCGGAAGCGGCTTATAGTAAAACCTCCATCCCTTGCTTTTACAGTGATGGTAATGGCTATCGAGTGATGGACGAGCTGTCTCAAGCCTTCGGCATTGATGACCTGTTTTGGCAGCAGCAGGGCAACGGGCAAATCTATGTCGGCAGCTGGAAAGACTCTTACTGGGCAGATAAGCCGGTGACTATTCCAGATAACGTGATGACGGGGCACACTACGGCCAAGTCCGTGAAAATACCCGCGAGCCCTAAGTTAAGACCTGGGGCAGTCGTCAATGGCTTGCGTTTGGTGGGCGTTGATTTCCAAGGAACAGAGGTGAAGCTGACATGGACGTAAATGCAATAAAGCGGATCATCTTCCGACTGTTTCCAGAACTAACAGGACGCTGGCACTTGCCACGATGGGGTAAGGTGGTTGCTTTACCTGAGCTGCCTGAAGAGGGCGATATGTCTGATCGCTTTTATCCGCATTACGCAGTGGACGTTCAGCTGCTCGATGAAAAGGGCGTGGAGTTCAAAGACAAATCACCACTTCAGGCGGTACCACTACCAATACCAGGTGTGGGTGAATACGCCGGTAGACTTGAGCCGCCTGCAATTGGAAGCATTGTGGAAATAGGCTTTATGTTCGGCCAACCGGATAAGCCTTTTATTCGTTGTGTGTTGCCATTGGGATTCAAGCTACCAGCGA